TCCATTGTTTAGAATTCCACTACGATTTTAATATCTTCAGTTTGGTCAGATGCACGAGAAATCGGGCGTCTGTTTTCGACATATAGAATATGTCCACTATCTGGTTCAAGTTCTGGATTAGCATATCCAGAAGTAAATGTCAAAGTTGTTCCACCAGCAAGAGTTACATTTTCTGAAGCAGTTGTAGAAGGAATTGCAGCTGCACCAGATGTTGCACCTGTTACAGTATTTGCACCAGAAAATGCTACATAGTTTCCAGCAGTATTGATTCCGTAATCAGAAAATCTTTCTTGAACATAGTAAAGAATATTTCTTGATGCATCCCACTCAACAACTCTACCAACTGCACCAGTTGTGGTTTGAGTAATCTTTTCATCAATGATATAGTCTGTTGAAGGAGCGGCAGTCATTTTAATAGCATATGATTGTCTGCGAGTAGATGCAGTAGAAACAGTTGTTGTTCCAAAGTTATATGGGTCTTTTACAATACCAACTTCTCTAAAGTCGTTTGCAACTGTGACATCATCACCCTCTGCCTGTTCTAGTTTAGTGTTCATCATAACATAGTGAGCGCCAAGTTCTTCAACAGCATTGAAACCATGTCCACCTCTAGGTGAAATAATAGGAGTTATAGATCCAGCAACACCAGCACCAATTGAAGATGATAGTGTCAAAGCACTATCAGAATATGTGTCTGTTAAATCTACGGTTGCGTATGTATATCCAGAACCAACATTAAAGATGTTTGTTCCAGAAGAACCTTGTGGTTGAATTGCACCACCAGATACTACAATTTGAACTACACCGCCAGTTCCATCACCATCAATTGGTGAATAATAAGTTCCATCAGTATAACCAGAACCAGCAGCTACCCGAACTACATCAATAGAACCATCAACAGCGGCAGCTGAAACTGTGGAATCTGTAGTAACTGGAATGAAGTCAGATGTTAGAAACTTATCAATTTCTGAAACTGAGAGGGTATACATATACTGTAAAGTATATCCACCAAGTTCAAATGGAATTGCAGAAGTTGTTGTTGGTTCAACACCAGAGTATGCAGTTCCACCATTATTGTCTAGAACTTTGTATACTTTATACTCAGAGGTCATAAAGAAGAAAGTTCCATCCCAAAGATTTGTTGCGGCTGATGTTGTTGGGTTTGATGCTGAAACATCATGTTCATACATATCATATGTTGTATTATTTGCCCAATCTCTGCGAGGAGCGACATATGAAACATCTGAAGTAGAGATAATCTTTGCCGCAAGCATAGAATCCCACTTATGATATTCTACAACAACATCGTCATTCGGTGTTGGAGGAGAGTTATCATCGCCACCAGAAGTATTCACACTAAAGGGTGAACTCTTTCCGATAAACAAATAATATGTTGATGCAGAAGCTTCAGAGAATGACTCAAAGAACTGTTCTGCGTTATGTTGCCTGAACTTTTCAGTAATAATTGCTGCCATTGTTTTTTCCTATAATCTTATTTATTCAGTAACTTAGTTCGCATAATAATGAACTGTTCCTACTATTCTTGTGCTATTCCCAAATACAGACAGAGCATTTCCAATATTTCCACTTGCAATTGTGTGTCCAGTAAAGTAAACATAGGTTTGACCATTAATAGCATACATATCTAATGAATAAACATTCTGTGCGAGACTAGAATAATATGAACAATGTCCAGAATGAACTCCCAATACAGGCGTGACACCGTTATTTACCGTAAATGGAAGACCAAACATCTGGGCCTGTGAACCAGAGTTTCTAGCATTAATTGTTATATCAAAAGCTGCTGAAACATATCTACCTATTTTTGTATATATTCCTTGTTGATTAGTATAAGTTGCATCGGCACCAATACTTGGAGTCCATGAGCCTTCTTCATAATCGTGAAGAGCGTTAGCCGCAGAGGTATCTCCGTTGAATTTTATACCACTGCCATCAATCCGAACTATTTCTGTTTTTGCACCAGTATTTCCAGTATTAAATACAGTTGTTCCATTGTGAAGATGTTGAAGCGAAAGATTGCCTGAACTGTCTCTTATACCAAACAAAGTGGTTGACTCTGCTCGGGCAGCATCACTTCTTAGAACAAGTCCACCGCCGTGATTACCAACAATATTCTGAGGATCAGTATTTCCAATGCCCACATCACCGGCAGCTGTAATTCTAACTTGTGCCGTATCTGATGTTAAAAGATCCAGAGGCCCAGTGAATTCGTTTCCAATTGCAACTACACCTTCATAACCCTTTATGTAAATTGTTCCAGAACTTAATCCACCAAAGTCAAGGTAGTTCCCACCTCTACTAATTCTTTGAGCAGTAGTTCCAGAATTAGTGGCAATTTCAAATTCATATCCAGGCGTTCCAGTTTTAATACCTACACGATCAGTTCCACCATCAACAAAAAGTGTATTACCATTACCATTAGATTCAACTCTAAAGTCTACATCTAGACTATCTTCATTGATTACAACACCACCGTTCGCTTTAAACTGACCAGTTGCTGTTAGAGCGCCACCAGAAGAAAGATTACCAGTTACCGCAATGTTTGTATCCAAGTCAGCAGAAGTAACTCCACCGTCCAATATTGCCGTTGCGTTGATTCTATCTAGTGCCATACTTTTTTATCCTTATGCGATTGTTACGCCGTTTTGTCCTACAACTGCCCATCCAGCATTTGTATAAACAAGAGTTACAGAATCACCCAAGTCAGTGAAAGTAATAGTTGTTCCGCCGAGGAAAGTTGTTGGAGTGAGAATTGCAGTATCAGAACCAGCACCCTCTGCAACATATGAAATAATCTTTACTTGTCCAGCCTGTCCATTAACAAGAGTAAGTGCATCACCAGTTCCAGTTGTCGTAATCTCAGTAATAAGGTCTGTAGCATTTACAGCACTAGGCCCAGAGATTTGTTCCAAAGAACCAGTAAAGGAAGTCAATCCATTTACATCTGGAGATGTCAAAGTTTTATTTGTTAGTGTCTCTGTTCCAGCAAGTGTTGCAAAGTCACCGTCAGACAGTGCAGTATTAAACTCAGCAGTTGTTCCAGTTACAGTTGCTGTAGAAAGATCAACGGTAAGAGTGTTATTTGCAGAATCCACAGTCTTGTTAGTAAGTGTCTGTGTTGCAACCTCTGAAACAAGAGTAGAGTTTGCACCAGCAGGAAGCAACATTTCGTTAGTTACTGCCGCACTATGTGGTTGTGGTTTGATTGTCTGTCCGTGTGTGTTCTGTTCACAGTTAAGGATAATCTGTCCTTCTGTTGCAGAACCGTCACCACGCACCTCAACGATTTGAGTTGCAGCGTTAAGTTGCAAGTTACCAGATGATGTTGAAATATTACCAACCAAGTTTCCAGTAATATTACCAGAAGAATTGACTGTAGTAAATGTTCCAGAAGATGGTGTTGAGCCACCAACCACACCATCAATGTTACCAGTTACATTACCAGTTACATCTCCAGTAATATCACCAACAAAGTTTGTTGAAGTAACACTGGTTAGTCCAGCAAGAGTTGTAGATGAAGCACCAAGTGCGATTGCAGTAGTTCCAACTGTTACATCATTGTTAGCAAGATTAGCATTTGTAATACCAGCTGTTCCACTCAACATTGCATTTGTAATGTTTGAGATTGTGTTGCTAGATGCATCAATTGTTTTGTTAGTTAAAGTTTGACTTGCAGTGTTTAGTGTCACTGTGTCAGAAGTTAGTGTAGAACCGTCACCAAGTTTGGTATAGATTTCTACGAAGTTGGCGTTGATTTTCCCTGCGCCGGTGCGAAGGTCGTCACCTGTTCCGTCATTCGCAGAAGTTCCACGCCCGATTGCTTGATATGCCATGTTGGGTTCTCCTAAAAAATATCCCTTATACCTTTATTTATACATCTTTGTCAAAGGTATTCGTAGTTTCATCGAATGAATCTCCCAATCCATCAAAAGTAGATGAGAGGATTCCATATTCCGTGTTAAATGTTATGTTGTTTGAATCAAATCTGATTTCATCAATTCTACTAAACTTAATTGGTAGAGTTCCATCTGGTGTAGCTCTATCGAATGTATGTTCAGTAGCATCAAATCCAACATCATTTTCATCAAACTTCTTCAGTTCATAATCTTGTTCGTTTCCAGATGCAACATCAAATGATACAGTAGATTGATCGAAACCTACACCGAATGTTCCACTCTGATCAAACGATGTTGTAAATCTTCCTTCAGTATCCCTATCAATTCCAACACCAGCAGTTTCATCAAATGCATTGATAGCGTCATCAAATGTGATGTAGTCATTATCAAATGCATTAATCAAACCACCACGAGATATAATACTAATCTGTGAAGGTGGTGGAACATTGATACGAGTTGCATATGCCGTATCTGGTATATTTAGTTCTTCTCCTTGAAGGTATCCAGAACCAATAGCAGTAGCTGTTTCCAATACAATTTTATCACCGTCACCATCTAGTCCATCATCCTGTCTTAAATAGAAATAATCTGATACAGACTTGATTGTTATATGACCAAACTGATCAATAGTATATTGATCGGAAGTGAAATTTCTTCCTGTCTTAGTTCTTCTTCCAGCTGGATCAAGATAGTTTGAAGCAATTTCGTCCGTCAATATTGGTTGAACAGCAAAAGCATATATTGGAAGATTTGCAAGAGAGGTGTGTCCTGTCCAATGCGAACCTCTTCCCACATTCATTTTAACAGTAACAGTTTGTGTTAATGTTAAATCTCTCTCTGAACTATCTAAGTCTTCAATATTATTAACACCAACCTTTGGACTTGCATTAAGAGCCCTCTGCGTAGATGTGGCCAACCTTCTTCCAAAGATTGTGGTGAAGATGTTCGTAAATGTAGATGCAAGTTCTGGAGTAAATGTATCTGGTGAACCACTATCACCAACACTACCAGCAG